CGCCGTCATACGCCGCGACGGCGTAATTCACGGCGGCGCTGGTCTGCATCGTGATTGCCAAGCCGATCAGGTGCCGGCTAAGCGGCTTGGCGTCATCGATCAGGCGTTCCAGCTCGCCGTACAGCTCTTCGGTGATCCCGGTGTCCAGCACGCCCACGGACAGCCGGAAGGTGCCTGGCACGCCGCGCGGCGTCATGCGATACCACTCGACGAACTCCACCACGAAGCCCAAGGGCTCGACGGCGCGACGAATGGACGCCCGGGTGCCTTTGCGCTGGTGCAGCCCGAAGGATTCGGCGATGACACGGCGCTTTACGTCGACCGGCCAGCTATCGACCCAACGATCGACCGACCAAGCCGAAGCGAGGTGAACGAGGAACGGCTCGGGGCAGGCGTAGGGATCCCAGAGGGCGCGTAGCGGGATCTCGACGCGCTCGATGTCGGCGGCGGCCAGGGCGGTGCCGCGCTCTAACGGCGTGGCATTGTCGGGGAGCATGTGACGGCTAGGCATCGGTCGGATCCAGCGCGGCAGTCACGTTGATGGCGGTGCAGGTCGCGGCCTGCTCGGCGGTGAGCAGGATGTCCTCGGGCGGATCCGTCATCAGGACATGCTCGACGCCTTCGACGTGCAGCAGCGAGGTGAGGGCGGTTTTCCATACGGATGCGCCCTGGCGCTGAGCGCGGCCGACGAAGGCCTGCACGCGCGCGATCGCGGCGGCGACAGCCTCGGCATTGCCCGGGCCCGAACTCTTCAGGAAAAGCTGCGCGTTGACCTCGAAGAGCACGATCTGCGATGACTGAACGATTACCTCGTCGCACAGGGGGACGATGGTCTCGATGTCGAGTGCCGCCTCTACCTTCGCCAGCAGCTCGGGTGACGCCGTGCCGTCGCCGTCGCGCGACAGAACGGAAACCTTCACCTGACACGGAGTGGGCGAGATGGCGCTGATGTCGGCGATCGCACCATCGGCCGATCGCGCGTGGTACAGGTACGCGCCGCGCGGGCCGGCCACCGACATTCCCTCGAAGGCTTCCGGGATGCGCTGGCGCAGCGAGTCGTCGAGTTCGTAGACCGCCGGCACCGGTGGATAGGCCGTGTCGTCGCCAGGGGTCACCAGCAGCCGGCTGACGTTGTTGTGCGCGGCCAGGTTGTCCAGGTCGGCCTTTACCGCAGTGGTCACCAGTACAGCCTTGCAGGCGTCGTTCACGCGTTGGCGCCAGGTGAGCTCGCGCGACGCATTTTCTTCCAGCAGGATGGTCAGCGGCTCGGACTCCAGAGCCAGGGTCGCCGCAACCGCAGCGCGTATCTCAGGCGCGACCAGGGCAAGCAGCGCGTCCTTGCGGGATGCCAGGATGGTTTCGTAGTCGAGCACTTCGACCACATCCGGCACTGGCAGCAGGGACAGGTCGATCGGAGTGAAGGCGGCGGCCATGTTATTGCCCTATGGAAGCGGTCGCGGTGAATGGTTGGATGCGGCCATCGAGGTCGGCCTCGCCCTCGACGGTCAGCCCGTAGCTGCCGGGCGTGGCAGGGTCGACGCTGGCCGATACGCGCTTCACCCTTACGCGGGGCTCCCACCGCATAACGGCGGTTGCGGACATCGCATAGAGGCGCAGCAACGTGGCCTGATGGCCGGGCTGGTCGATGAGGTCGGGCACCTTGCTGCCGAATGGCCGGCGCTGGGTTCGCGATCCGATGGTGGTGGTCAGCACCTTCACCACGGATTGCGACAGGTGCTCGATGCCAGTCATCCAGCGGCCGGTCTCGGCGTTCATGCCGGCATAGCTCATTTGTTCGGTCCGTCCGTGTTGGAGCCGCCGCGCACCACGCCGCCGTGGTCGTGGGTGTCGAGCACCACGTCATTACTGGAGAGCACGCCGTTTTTCTGGATGAAGTCGCCCTCGATTGAGGTCTTGTTGCCCTTGCTGTTGGTCCCGCTCATGCCGGCCTGGTACGTAAACAGGTCTTCGACCACGACCTTTCCCTTGAAGACGGTCAGCGGGCAGTCAACAGTGGTCAGCTGGTTGACCTGCAGCAGGGCGGTGTTGATGCCGGTAGCCATGAGCTCGCCGGATCCGAAGTCGTATTCGATACGCGCGCCGTCCGGGTACAGGCGGACGTGCTTGTGCGGATCACTGGAGGGGGCGTCCTGACCATCGCTGTACAGGCTCATCAGGACGATGGCATTGTTCAGCTCGCCCTCGGGAGATGCGAGCAATACCTGTTCACCCAGGGTGGGGGGATCCCAGGTCTGCGTTGTGCCGGCGCGATCCACCTTCCAACTGATCCAATCGGTGGTGTTCTCGCCGCTCGTGACGCGCACTTTGCGGGCGTCGTAGTCGATCTCATCGACGTATCCGATGCGCAACAGGTTCGACAGCAGGCGAAGAATTTCGGCGGTGTTCATATGCCGCCCATCTTGCCGGTGTGCCCTCGCGCGCGCACGGAATCGCGAGTGTGGTTTGCCCTGCTACGTGTCGCCTTCTGCCAAGTGCCGCAGCAGTGAGTCGGCAACGATGTCGATATCGGCGTCCGTCATGCCGAGCAGCCCACGGCGGGCGTACCGCACTCGTTTGCCGCCGGGCGCGACCTGGTCGGTCAGGCCGTCTTGGTGTACCCGCGCTATCCGCGATGCGCGGCCGATGAAGCCCACGGTCAGGTCGGTAGGGGATGCCGTGGTGCGCAAGAATTTCGAGGTCCGAAGGCGCAGGAACATGGCGCGCTTGCGGATCGACCCTTTCTTCTTCTGCGGGCGGGCTTTGCGCGGCTCGTAAGGCGAGCCGTCCGGGTTCTTCTGGGCGGCGATGCGTTTGGCTTGGCCCTTGCGCAGGTCGGCGGCCACCTTGCGATTCAGGCGGCGCTGCGCAGCCGGGTCCAGCCGCGCCAACAGCGCGTGCGCCCAGCTGGCGACATGATCGAGGTCGCTCATAGCATCGGATCCCACCTGCTGTGCTTCAGGGGCGCTATCTGCTTGTCTTCGAACCACACAGCCAGCTCGCCGTCTTCCTCGGGCAGTTCCGGGCTGATCGGCTCGGGCCGGTAGGTGACGGTCAGCCGGCCGTCAGCGCCCTTGGCTACTTCCACGCGCTCGGTGAGGTCGAGCTCGATCTCGAAGTCCACGGTGGTGTGGTTGTTGTAGTCCACCTCGAACCGTATCGCCTCGGCCCGCTGCGTGGGGTTGTCGAAGATTTCGGGCTGATTCCTGCGCAGCCACACAAGCAGCGGCACCATCAGCGCGTGCGGCTCCCCTGCGTAGTCCACCGCGATCAGCGTCAGCGTGTAGCGGTATTCGTAGGAAAGCGACGGCGTGCCGGTGCTGACCAGCTTGCCCTTGCCGACGAAGATCTCCAGTTTGTCTGGGTTCGTGGTGAATTCGGGCAGCGCGGCGGTCAGGAACGCGCGCAGATCAACGGGCTTTTGCATCGGTCGACTGCTCGGATTGGCACTTCACGATGCTGTCCACGCGCGCCGCGCAGATATGCCAGTCATTTTCCGTCCGTTCGAGCTGCAGGTTCAGATCCCCCGCCGTCTGCGGGCTGCTGGCCGACAGCGTGCACGGGCTGACGACTGGACAGGTACTGGGAATAGGCGGCAGATCCTGTAATGGCTGGACGTTGGCGCAGCCGGACAATAGCGTCAGGCAAAGGCTGATCAGCCCAGCTCTGCAGTTCTTTTGTGTCATGTTGAAGCTTCCGTATGTCGATTTCGCGCTGCGAGAACGCGCCGCGCAACTGGTCCTGGCCGCGCTGCAGGTCTTGCGTGTTCTTGTCGGCCTTGGCCTGGGCGTCGTTGATCTGGCCGAAGCGCTTTACTACGGCGGCGGCGTGCTCTTTCAGGCCGGAGATCTCGGTGTCCTGCGCTGCGATGGTGCCGTGTTGAGACCACACGGCCCACGCCAGCAGCCCGGATGCGATGTAGGGGCCGAAGCGCCCCAGGAAGGCGAGCACCGCGGCACTCATGCTGGCTGCTCCGCGCTGTGCGTGGCGTCGAAATGGTCGAACGCGCGGGCAAGCTTCACGTCATACAGGTTCGCCGCGTAGTCGGGACCGTTGTATCCCTTGGCAAACGCTGCCCACTTCTGCGCCCGCAGTGCGGTGAGCAGGGAGCCGTTGGCCTGCAGAAACCGCACGAAGGCGTCGAGCTGGGCACCTTCGCTCGTCTGCATCTGCTCGACGAAATCGGCCGCGCTGGCGTAACCCATGGCCTTCCAGTGGTAGCCCATGATCTGGAACAGGCCCCAGCTCGCGGACGAAAGGGCGGCGGCCTCGTTGATGCGGCGCGCGGCGGCCAGGCGGGCGTATTCGGCCGTTCCGCCGGCATACCCGCCCCGGTCAGGGCAGAGAATCGTGGCGGGCGCATTCACGCCGGCCGGGTCGATGCCGGCCGCCTGCAGCTGCTGCCAGAAGACATGCCGCTCGAACAGGATGACGGCGCGGCCGTCCGCCAGGAAGCCGGATCCACGGGACTCGACGCTGTTCACCGCTTTCACGGCAGCGAGGGGCAGATCCAGCGTGTCGGCCGCGCGCTGCAGATCCTGCTCGCGCAGCAGCTTTCCGGTCTCCATGCCCATCAGGTAGGCGCGGGTTTTCGGGCCGCACTTGCCGTCCTGCACCAAGCCAGCTCGGGCCTGGGCGTCGCGCACCGCCTGGGCGGTCGCGTCGTCATACAGTCCGGTCATCGCCACGCTGAAACCGGCGCGGCTAAGGATTTGCTGCAGGTCGCTCACGGCGCGGCCGGTGGCGCCAAGGATAAGGATGTCAGCCATCGATTGCACTCCGAAGTAGGTGGGCCAAGTTGCCGCGCGATGCCATGGCGGCGCGGCAGAGGGCGATCGCGATAATCAGCTCGGGCACTGAAACCGGCTGCACGTAGAGAACGATGCCGGCGGCCCGGCACGTCAGGGCCGCGATCAGCACGGTGACGGCGGCAGACAGCCCGTGGCGGTGCCGCGCGCCGTTCGGCCGAAAGCACAGCAGGCGCAGCGCGGTCGCGATGTAGACCAGCACGGTGGCGGTAGGCACGGTTTGCAGGATTGTGGCGAGAAGATGCGGCATCAGGGCTTGCTCCCCAGGGACCGAATGAAGGCACCGATGTCGAGCTGATCGATGCGTGCGAGCACTGTCAGCGAAATCGGGACCACCATCAGCGCGCCCACGAAGGCGGCTGTGAACGATTGATCGATGATCGTCTTGCTGATGATCTCCGGGGACATGAAGTACCCGCAGATGGCCGAAATCACGAAGGTCGTCACGCGCGTCCAGGCGCGCACATCCTTTTTCGTACTGGCGACCACCGCAGCGCCCATGAACGCGCCGAATACCGCCGTGGCGTCGACGTAGGGCAGCAGGAATGCCATGGACACGCCTGCGGAGGTGGTGACGGCGGCGGCCGTTAGGGTCGAGGGTTCGGCCA